AGCTCGGACTTTGGGAGCGGCCCGAGAACGTAAGGGACTGGGATGTGGACCGGGCCGATGTGATGGGCAGGATCGACAAGGTACTGGACGAGTATGAGGTTTCGGTGTTTGCCTACGATGACACATTCGGCCGAACATGGTCGCTGGATCTCGAGGCGCTGGCCAGGAAGGGACTGACGGTACTGGAATGGCCGACCCGCTCACTCGCCCGCATGGGCCCGGCATCGGGTCAGTTCCATGGTGCGGTCAAGGATGGCCGGTTGACTCATTCGGATGATGCGGATCTCAACCGGCATATCGCAAATACGGTTGGCAAGGACACGAAGTACGGTATGGTTCCTGTGAAGGAGTACAATGACTCGCCACGCAGGATTGACTTATGTATCGCTGCGATTATCGCACACGACGTAGCGTTACGCAAGAATAAGAGGGTACGATGGACGGCGGTTTGATGAACGCGATCAAGCGGCGCTGGCAACCGACGAACGGGCGTAAGCAGATCACGCACCCCGCGATAAGCTGGCCGTTCATCTGGTTCCCGCGTTCCAAACGCGAGTACGAGAAAGAGATCGGCGATGGGCTGTCATCTTCCGTCATTATGGCGCCAATATCGTTCATCATGCGGGTATTCACGGAAGCGGAGCCGATGGTTTGGCGGAAGGAAGATATGCAGGCGGAGCCGAACCATCCCCTGTTGGAGAAGCTCGCGGAGCCAAATGACTTCTACGATGGGACGAACCTTTGGGAGTCCACGGTTCTGTCATACTCGCTGAACGGCAACGGGTACTGGCAGGCGGTGAGAATGCGGAACCGGGCCATAGCGGAGCTCTGGTACACGCCGCACAACATCATCACACCGAGATGGCCGGACACTGGGAACGTCTACATCTCGCATTACGAATACAGGGTAGGCGTAGAGCCAGTGAAGCTCCCGGTTGACAACGTGCTCCACTTCCGCAACGGCATCAACCCGCGGAACACCCGAAAGGGTATCAGTCCGCTGGATTCCGTGTTGCGGGAGGTCTACACCGACGAAGAGGCCAGCAACTATACCGCGTCGATGCTAACTAACATGGGTGTGTTGCCCGTCATCCTGTCACCGGCCACGGGTGAAATGATTGCAGAGACAGAGGACATTGATAAGATCAAGAAAGACTTCAAGGCCAAGACCACGGGCGATAAGCGGGGCGATCCGATAGTGATGACCGGGCCTACGAAGGTGGACAAGCTTGCATTCAGCCCGCAGGAGCTCAACCTCGGCAACGTGCGTGATATATCGGAAGAGCGGGTGTGCGCGGCGCTCGGCATCCCGGCCGCCGTGGTCGGGTTCGGCACCGGACTACAACAGACGAAAGTTGGGGCCACGATGCGCGAGATGATTAAGCTCGCGTGGGTGACTGGCATCATTCCGGTACAGCGGAAGCTCGCACGCCAGATTACGAGGCAGTTGTTGCCCGAGTTTGAGCCCAACCCTAAGCGGTTCGTGTTTGGGTTTGATCGGTCGAAAGTAGAAGCATTACAGGAGAGCGAGGCCGAGAAGGCGGAACGCATCGCTAGGATGGTTACGGCAGGGGTCATCACGCGGGCACAGGCGCAGAGAGAGCTTGGGTTCGACGTTGATCCCGAGGCCGAGGTCTACTTACAGGCCATCACGACTATCGAGCGGCGTGCGGGAGAACCCGCACCAGAGCCGGTCTTACCGGCACCAGCACAGGAGTAGATCAGAATGGAGAGAAAGAGTTTCAAGCTAGAGCTGGACGAAAAGGGAACCGGCTCTGCCATCATCGCCACACTCGATGTCGTGGATTTGGATGGCGACTTGACGGAGCCGGGCGCGTTCGGAAAACAGAGCGTTCGCGTCATTCCCTCGCACGACTGGCGGCATGTGCCTATTGGTAAGGGTGTCGTGAGCGAGGATGGTGACAAGACCATCGCCGACTTCAAGCTGAACCTTGAGATTCCGGCGGCCAGGGATTGGTATGAGGCTTTCAAGTTCGATCTGGCCAACGGCGAGCCCATGCAGGAGTGGTCCTACGGGTTCGACATTCTGGAGGCGGGTGAACGCGAGATAGACGGCCAGAAGGTCCGCATTCTGAAAAAGCTCAAAGTACATGAGATCAGTCCCGTACTGTTGGGCGCAGGTGTGGGCACGGGTACACTGGACATCAAGGAAGACAAACAAGGCTTTGAGGTCCAGACGCTCATCTTCCCCAAGATGCATTGGACGGTGGACACTGCTATTGACTGGGCGCACGACCACGCGCTCCGCGCCTCGCGTTCCGGTGCGGAGGAAACGGAGGAGAGCTTCCGGTTCCGACAGGTAGACCCGGACGAGTTTCTGAGGTTGCGGACGATCTGCATCAATCCGGGCCGCGACACCCCGCCGGATAGCGACGAGTGCAAAGTGAAGGCCGTCGGCGGCCCGAAACGTGAGTCAAGCGGTTTGAGGTTCGCGGAACAGCTTGAGAAGCTCTGCGATGATGTGTATGCCGCACTTGCGCGCGCCGACGAGATCAAGGCCCTTCGGGTGAAGAACGGCCAGAGCCAGTTCAGTGATGAGCGGCGCAGGCAGTTGCGCGAGGTCAGTCAGGCGCTCAAGGAGGCCGACGAAAGATTGACTGCATTCCTCGCCGAGCCGCCGGATGAGCAATGGTCGCTCATTGCCGAGATCGAGTATGCACTGATGAACGCGGATGCGGTGCTCCGCGCTTGACAGCATTAGGCCAAGAGTAGTAAGATAGTCTGAACCTACCGATTCTCACCTATGGGGATCGAAACATTGTAGTTGTCCCACCCGACAGCACGGAGTCTCTCGGGGGCTGAATCTCTACCGAGAGGAGACGTGCAGTGAACAAGCAACTGACAGAGAAGCGCAACGAGCTCCGCGCCAAGTCCGAGAAGTTGGCGGCCATTTTCCAGGCGGCCAACACGGATAAAGGCTACGACTTCACCAAAGTCGAGGAGTTCAAGGATCTCGCCGACCAGCAGGCGTGTGTCGAGAAGATCCGGGAACTCAATCAGGAACTCGCAGACCTCGGCAAGCAGGTTGATGAGCTTGCGGAGTTGGATGGCATCGAGGCCAGGGCACAGTCTGGTAAGGACCAGGGCGGGATCGTACACCCGCCGAGCGATAGCGATAAGACGGAAGTGAAGTCGCTTGGCGAGATGTTTGTTGAGTCAGCCGCGTACAAGGCGTGGCGCGACAACGACAAACAGAAGGAGATCCCGGCCGAGATCAACGACTTTGAAGTCAAGGTGCTGTTCCAGACCACGGCTGGCTGGGCGCCCGAGAGCATTCGTACCGGGAGGGTAGTCGATGCGGTCACGAGGCCCATCCAGGCGCTTGATCTCATCCCGCAGACGACAACCGGCATGGCAGCGGTTGTCTACATGGAGGAAACCACGCGGACTCACGTAGCTGCTGAAGTTGCGGAGGCGGGCACCTACGCCGAAGCGACGTTCGCTCTCACCGAGCGTACGTCCAATGTTCGCAAGATCGGGACTTCCATACCCGTGACGGACGAACAGCTAGAGGACGTGGCGCAGGTCCAGGGTTACCTCAACAACCGGCTGACGTTCGGGCTGCGCCAGCGGCTTGATCTTCAGGTCATCACGGGCGATGGCATAGCGCCCAACCTGACCGGCATACTCAACGTCACCGGCATCCAGACTACGGCGCTAGGAGCCGAGCCGGTATTCGATGCGCTCTACAGAGCGGCGCGACTCGTGCGGGTCACCGGGCGAGCGCAACCCAGCGGTTATCTACTACATCCCAACGATTGGGAGGCGATCCGGCTGACCAGGACTGCGGATGGCATCTACATACTGGGTAACCCGGCCGATTCGGGCCCAGAGCGGATGTGGGGGTTGCCAGTCGCGCAGGGCGATGTCATCACGGAGAACACCGGACTGGTCGGCGATTTCCGGCAGTTCTCAGAAGTCGCCATGCGGCGCGGCGTGGTGCTCAAGATCACCGATTCCCATGCCACGGATTTCTTGTCTGGTCAGCAGCGCATCCGTGCTGATATTCGTGCGGCCTTCCCGGTGTACCGGCCGGCTGCGTTCTGTACGATTACCGGCATCTGATGGAGGTGGATCATGGCAATTATCTCCGGAGGTAATGTTATCCAGGGTGCCATCCCGCGTGATGCAGTTGCGACGACGATCATTGCGGGTGGTGCCGCCGGCAATCACACAGTCACGGGCATCAAGGCGGCGGACACGCTTGTCAGCGTGTTGCACGTTGATTTCACCGATGCGAGCGAGACGGGGGCTGACCTCACATCGGAGTTCACGATCAGTGCGGTGAACACTATCAACAACACGGGCGGTACGGCGACGACCGGCGGTTTCTTGGTCGTCACCTACCTATCGGTGGGTTAAATCATGGCTGTTGATTCTGCACAGGTATCGGTTGGCACGACAGCGACCGCGCTCAACGCAGCGGAGACAGGTGGTGTGGCTGGTGCCCGACTTGTAGTTAAGCTCCCGTCGGGCGCCACAGCCTCAGTCTTTCTCGGCGGTTCCACGGTGGCAACAACTGATGGCTTTGAACTTACTGCCGGTAGCCAAGTAACCGTCGAGCTTGCCGGTGGCGAGCTGTTGTACGGCATCGTTGCGTCTGGCACTCAATCCACACATGTGCTCAGGAGCGGTGTTTGATGGCGTTCAAGCACACAACACTGAAGGATATGAAGCCTATGCCGAAGATCATCGCAGATCGGCGATTGTGGTTGTCGGAGGACGGTGTAACAGTCCTCGAGGATGGCGATCCCGATGCTCGCTTTTTGCTTTGTGCGGCGGGCACGCACATACCCGATTCTGACGCGGAGCGTCTGGGGCTTTCACTGACGAAAGCCGGCAAGCTGAAAGCCGTCAAGAAGTCTGAGGACAAGGCGGCAAGGAAGGGCGAGGACAAGGGTGCCTAAGCTGCTCGTCACGGCTCCGACCACGGAGCCGATCACAACCGACGACTTACGGGATCATATCCGGGTCGATCTGAACCTAGATGATGATCTGATTCTGGGCATGATTACGAGTTGGCGGCGGTGGACGGAGAAGTACCTCGTCCGTGCTCTTCTCGCACAGACGTGGGATCTGTATGCAGATGCGTTCCCGACCGAGCGTTACATCGAAGTCCCGATACCGCCGCTGCAGTCGGTGACATCGGTTCAGTATACACCGGACGGCGGGTCGCTCACGACG